CGCCGCCGACATGGCAACACGCAAACCGGGCTCGGCGATGATAAGCGTACCGGCGCCTGTCGAGACGTTCGTGTCACCCTGTACGACGAGGTACTTGTTGGTGTCGCCAGCGAAGGTGATGATATCACCCGCGATGATCGTACCAGTACCGGCGTCGTCCATTGTAATTTCGGTCACGCCGACAGCGTACCCGGTCGCGTCAGTCTGCGCCGAGCCATTGTTCGTGCCAACCGTCACACTGGTCTTGACCTGGCCTGAGTTGTGAATGTCCCAACCCATGACATGACCGAGACGGCCGTTGCGCAGCATATCTTCCGAGCCGGCTTCGTTCACCTTGAACAAGGACGACTGCTTGCCGCGCAGGTTCGCAACAGTGGTACCGCCGAGAACCATATGCAGGTCGGACTGCGGCGAACCGTTGTCGTCAAGTATTTTGCGCGTCTGCGCAAAATCCGAGAAGTCGGCGGCGGTAGCGAACGGAACCGCGTTATAAGTGCCGTATGCGCGCGATGCGTTGATGTGCAGCGCGGCAAGGTCGGCCTCGACCTCGTTCGTAAGCGTGCGCAACGCCTGTGCGATACGATCGCGGTTGATGGTCGCCAGTGACTGCGAAACGCTCTTGGCTTCCTCGCCGGTGATCCCGAACGGCACGGAACGCGCCTTCGAAATGGTCATATCGACGTAACCGATCGTCTGATCGGGCGCCGAACTGGAAACATTGTTGACCTCAAGGTTTTCGGCGGCCATCGCGGGAACGACCGGCGAGCGAATAACCTGGTTGACTGCAGCCTGTTCGGCCGACGCGTCTTTCGCAACGGCGGGGATAAACCCGACCAGTTCGCGCGACACAATGTCGAAAGCCTCGTAAATATCGGGGATCAGACCAGTAAGGGTCGTGGTGGTCTTGGTCATTGGTTTGCAACTCTCGAATGATGTTTCGGGGTTTGGGTCATCCGACCCGCGCGCCGTACCTCATCCGAGTTGCGGCCAACTGGACCGCTACGGACCGAAATCCGTAGCGGTAAGTTTGCAGACTATCACAACTAAACGTTTACTGTCAACTGCCGCCGTCGACGACAGTAATTCCTTCTTTCATTTTGGCGGCTTGCGCACGCGGATCGAGTCCGTCGAACTGGTCGCGCGTGATAGTCTTGCCGCCACCTGGCTGTGTCGTTCCGCCCTTGCCTGATGCGCCGCCACCGCCGCCGCCCGACCCTTTCATAATCGCTTCTTTCTGCGGATATGCGTTGACGAGAAATTCGAGCGATTCGTCGAAGTCAGCCAGTTCGCCGGGTCGGGACTGACTGAAGATCGGGTTGCCGTTCGAATCCTTGGCGACAACCTTGCCTTCCTCGATACCGAAGTTCTTGCCGAACCGGGCTTCGACCAGGTCGGACGGAATTGCGAGCTTGTCGGCGATGAACTTCGAACGCGAGAAGGATCCGCCAATCTTCTCGGAGTGCAGTTCGCCTTTGAGCGAATCGCGTTCCTTGACGATCGGCGCGTATTTTTCCTCGGTCGCCTTGATCGCTTCCTCGCGCACCTTCTCGACCTGCCCGGCGTCAACGAGTTTCTTTGCGTCCAGGTTCTTGATCGTTTCAAGCGCCTTGATCGCCTCGGCCGGGTCCGTAATCCCCTCGAAACCTTTCAGTTTGGTTTCGGCGGCTTCCTTCGCTTCGCGGTGCCCTTTGGCCTCGCCGTTAAGGCGGGAAATGGTCGCGACAGTTCCGGGCGCGTCGAACGCAACGTCGGTCCCGTCGTCTTTCGTGTAAACCGGTTTGCCGTCCTGAACGACAACGTGTCCGTTTTCGTCAAGTTTCAGTTTCATTGGTCGGATATCCTTCCGTTGCGCCTGTATTTTCCAAGTGACAGGCAATGGTTGAGGCTAGTACCCTTTCGCTCGCAATATGCGATCGATTATTTGCAGTGCGAACTCGTGTCGATTGTTGTCCGTTGCTTCTTTCAGCATTTTAGACAGATGAAATATTATTTCGGTCTCGCTATCGAACTGAAGGCTAACCTTCAGAGTCCCTATTTCCATTTTGCGCTCCTTGGTTATTTGCGTGCCGATTTGGCGCGCAATTCCTCAGTAGTGAGCGGGCGGCCGTTCTGGTCGAGCAGGTCGCGAAAGGTAATTTTGCCTTTGCGCCATAAGTCGGCCTTGCCAGCACCTAAAACGGTGTCCTGTCGTTCCTTCGACTGCTTGCCGAGCCAATCTTCAAACGATTGACCGGCCGGAACTTGCCCGTCCATGCTGGCGCGGGTCGTCTCGGGCACTTCGTTCTCGTCGATACCAAGTTCGCGCCAGGTCTTGAGAACCGGCACGCTTGTCGACCGGCATTGCCAGTGCAGGCGGCCCGGACCCTCGAGCCACGGCACACCGTGGTCGATCGGCTTGTGTTCCTTCGGCGTATAAAGCAATCCGTCCCGAACGACGCACCATGTCGTTGTGCGCAGGTCGAGCGTCGACGCCCACTGAACCGCCGAAATTAAGTCTTGGTTCTCGTCATAAACCGCGTCGCGTGCGGCGTTCGCCACGGTTTGCACCGACGATCGCACCAGGCGTTCGGCCGACGACCGCGAAACGTCCATGAGTCCGCGCGCGGTCTCAGTGCCGCGCACACGCTGAATAAGTTTTCCGTTCGGTTCGCCGAGTGCGACGCCGCGGCGCATTTCGTCCGCGAACCGGTCAGCCAGCCCGGCGGCTTGTCGCCCCCACCATTCCTTTGTCGGTGCGCCTTGCACCAGGACGTCGGACACGATCGACGAAAGCATTGTGCGGGACACGCCCGCGTCGACAAAATCAACGCGCGTGGCGGCGTTCAATGCACGACCGGTCCAGGTCGCTTCTATATCGGCCACTTCGCGCAATTCCCGCGCAAGTAATGTGTGGACGTTTCTGTATGAGCCTTGAACGGTCGACCGGACCGCCTTGAGCAACTTCGCCAGGCGTCGCGCTTGATATCGTTGGCGGGTCGTGCCGGTCGGATCCACGCGCGCCAGCGCGACGACAATGTCCCGCTCCAACTCGCCGAGCAGCTTGAACACCTTGTTTCGCGTACCGGATTCAAGCCGTAGAAGATCGACGGCGCGCTCGGTAAACAGGTCGACGAGAATTTCGTTCGTGGTCGCGCCCGGCCGGTCGATAACATCGCGCGGAATCGTAGGTAAGCGAGCCACTATTCACCCATATCGAGCGGGTCGTTCGAATCCAGTTCGGGTGCTTCCGCAGCGACGCGCGCCGCTTCGACTTCCGGGTCGAACGATTCGGACAGGAACCCGCGGCGCTGCAACTCCGTCCATGCGGTGTCTCGACTGATAAGCCCGGACGACTGCGCATTGATGATATTCGGCACGTCGACAAGTGCGCCGGCCTTGATGCCAAAGTCGGTGTTGACCTCGACCTCGCCGCCAGCGTCTGCACCGAGTCCGGTATATTCGGCCATAAACCCAAGCACCTGCTCGATCGCGTCGCCGAGGCTCATTGCCATCATGGCGAGCGGTGAATTTTCCTTGCTGTCGTCGCGAATCTCGCCGGTTGCGGATTGGCCGGGATTCGGCACCAGCAACTGCAAGCCCATCGCCTGCATCTGAAATTCAAGGTCTTTTATGTCGTCGCGACCGGCTTTTATCGCCGCGCCGGTGTGTTCGAGAATTCCGATCTTCGATTTCGGATCGTCGGACCGAATCATCGTGTTCGGACCAATGACAATCTCGGCATCCGCACCGAAACCCATCGCATAAACGACCGGAACGCGGGCAAAATGGAGAATGTGCCGTTGATCGCTCGCCGATTGCCAATGCGCGACATTCACTTCCGCCAGTTTCTCTAGTGGCGGCGTGCCGGTCATGAACCCGGTGCGATTCGTGTAAACCGGCACAAGCGTAACTTTATTCAGGCTGCTCTTACCGTCCGCGTTTTCGACCCATTCGCCGGACTTGTCGCCCGATACCGCCTTGCGAAACGTTCGCCAGGTGCCCGGCTCGATCACGCGAATCTGTTCGATTTCCACTTCGTGAAACTCGCCGTCCGGTTCGCTCACATATTCGAGAATGCGAACCTGCGTCAGTGCCTCGACGCCCTCGATCGTTTCGGACTTCCATCCGAGCAACCGTTCCAACGGAATATGAACGAGGTATGGGCGAATACCTGCTGCGCGTTCGTCGGCCACGGTCGCCGGTCGCCCGTCCTCGCGAGTCACCTGCGGCGGCATGTCGACAAGAATAAAGCTGATACCGGGAACCATCGCGGCGCGGAATACGTCGCGCGCAAACACGTTTATGTGCCTGCCGGCGCGGTCGATATCCTCCGCAAACGTCTTGATCTGCGCGGGTACATTGTCCTTGAGAACGATCGGCTTGGAGAATACCTTACCGGTCATGTCCTCGACGGTCTTGCTGAAAGCATTGAAAAGCGTCGACTGATTCAAGCGCAAATTATACGCGTCGGTCGTTTCGGCCTGCATTTTCGGAAGGTATTTCGAACCGGCCGCGCGCATGCTGCGAGTGCCGCCGGCGAGCGTGCGCGGCAATTCGGCCCGTTCCGCTACAGCGGATTGAATATCGGAAGGAGTCGCAACGGTCTTATCAGTCGAGGTTACCATTCTGGCGCGACATTATCATTGCGGGCGTTTACTGTCAACGCGACTCACAATTCACTTTTCTGTTGACAATACCGCGAACGGGGCTGTAACGTCGCGAAATGGAAAAGACACCGATAGTTTAGGGCGTCGAATGACCATTCTCGATCCATGCCCTGATTGCAGCCGGGGCGGTGTCGAATGACCATCGGGCGGGTGTCCGTCGCCGACTACCGTCACACCAGGAACTGCGAACTGCTTCCGCCCTTCATTCGGCGCACATTTTCAACAGCGTACCGAAGCGAGTCGATCGTGTGATTGTCGGTATCGGACAATACCGGCAGGACCGTGTCGGTATGCGGGTCGACCTTGTAAGCGTAGCGCGTCAGTTCGCGAATGACATTGACACATTGCGGGTGGACGACGATATCGTAAGACGCGAGAAACGTAACGCCAGCCTCGACCGAACCTGGACCCTTTTCGGCGGCCACCATCTTCGGAAAGCCGTGTCGCTTCAGATAGTCGATCGTCGCCGGCTCGGCGCTGTCCGCCAGTATCTGAATACGACGCGCGAGCGACTTCCAGTTCGGGTCGCGCGCCCGTTCCATAGTCCAATCCGGGTCGATCTTGTCGAACAATGCGCCGCGCGTGTCCTGAGCGTGCCCTTTCGCCCACACTTCGCGCCAGACGTACAATTTCCGCCCGACAATGAAGCACAGCACCAACACAGACGGGTCGATCGTAAAGCCCCAATCGGCGCCGGCGAGCAGCGCAATATTTGCCGCGGGCGCTTCGAATTCCTCGACTTTCCAATGCCGGAATACTTGCGCGTCGGACCGTGACCAATAGGCGCCGCCCCATACATGGTCGTACATATCCGGGTCGCGTTCCAGGTCGTGCAATCTATCATCGTCAAGCGAAGTTTCGTCGAACCACGGGTTATGTTCCCAATTTGACTCGACAAGTCGCGCCGCCGGGTGAGCCTTCCAATTCTTCAGTTCAGGGTCGTTGCCGCGAAAGAACGCGTCGATCGGATCCGTAGGTAATCCTGGGTTCCACGACGCCCATATTTCCGAATCGCGAAACGTTCCGTTCTTGCGTCGGCTTTTCTTACGCATGGTCGGCCGCAGCAATGTGAGCGAGGTGTTGGACATTGTCTGCCCTTCCTCGACCCACGCGATACCGTAACCTTCCAGGGACTTGATCGATTCGGCTGTGTGATTCTGCATCCCCTGGAAGGAGATGCGACCGCCGCCTGGCGTTTTTATGATGTCCCGTTGAACCTCGAAACGCTTTCCGAGGTTCATTTTTTTAATCTTGCCTTCAATCGTTCGCTTTGCCGATTGCGAAAGTGTTTTTTGCACCTCACGAATGCAAATGGCGTAAAGCGGTTCGCCGAACTCCGAAGGCCACCGCTCGGCTTCCTCAACCAGCAAGTCAGCGAAAAAATGGGATTTACCGGAACTGCGGCCGCCGAACGCGCCTTTGTAGCGGGCTGGCTCGAGCAGCGGCTCGAAAACTTCAGCCGTCTCTATATCAAGAGTCGTCATTCGGCGCTCGAATTATGACTCGGCGTATTTCGGTCACACCGGCCGAATCGTCTGACGACACCGCCCCGCCTGTCTCGAGGGCTATCTGTGCAAGGATCGACTGCAGCAACTGAACCTGGTTGTTTTCCCGTGCCTTCTCGGCGGCGCGATGCAACATGACAATCCGAACGCGCGGGTCGCGTGTCGGCGCTGCCAGGTCCATATTTTCGAGAAACAGCGCGCGTTCTGCGTGGTACAGCGCCTCAAGGTCCGGGTCGATAAGGCTGTACCGCAGGTCGCACGCGCGAATATCGTTTACAGTGCAGCGATTGCTCCACCGCTCTGTAAACTGCGCGATAATATCGTCGGGTGTGTAAAACGCCGCCAGGCGCCGCACGATAAAATCGCGCTGCTCCCTTGTATGCGCGGCCATCCTTACCCTTTATTCAGCGTCGAGTCCTCGCAACTGGCGCCGAACTTGCCGAACGCTTCGCCCCTGATTTTAAACGGCTCCTAGAGCTTACGGGCGGGCCGGCGCGGTTCGACACAAGATGCGCTATATGATAACCCGTCACGCATGACGTGTCAACATATCAGTTTACTGTCGACGCCACGCGTCAATAATATCCTCGCGACCGCCGCCAGGCTCAGTCCACCAGTCGCGACACTCGTGCCGCGCATCTACA